GATGAACATTATACTTATCAAACATTATCTCTTTGGCACTTCTTCTTTTACCTCTTTTAGGTGATTTCTTTTTCAATTTGACTTTTTTCAATTTTCTAACTTCTAATTTCTTAAATGGCACCGTTGTCATCTTCGACATTTTGGACAGGCTCGTCATCGCCTTACGTTTAGGTGCCTTTTTCTTCTTTTCAGGTGGTCTTCCTACTTTGCTTCCGTACGTTCCTTTACCTGCTGGCATTTTTTGCTCCTCTATTTTTGCTTTCTAGAATAATTCTATAAATATCCCTTGACTGTAAAGACTGTGCTTTTGGTAACTCCGGCTTCGAAGCCGTTTTTTGCTTAACCTTGGTTTTTGGTATTATAAACATTATGCCTTCGCAGCTCCTGCTGCCTTTACCTTTTCACTCTCCAGTTTCAACTTTTCTTGGTCGGTTACCATGTCTCTTTCGGTCTTTAAATTATCAAGAACACCCTTGGTCGTATCTATTTGTCTTTGCTGTTCAGCGGCTCCAGCTTGAGATTCCTTGACCTGCTGTATATATTCAACCATTTTATCTGCACCCTGTATTGGAGCATTCGCCACAAGTGACTCTATATCAACAAGTTGCGGGTTTATACCAGCTATTATATTTATAAGAGCAAGCATAGAGTTAAAATCATCCTCTTTCTGCGTAATATTATCTTCACCTTCATCTAACTCTACGAAAACTGAGGGGTTGCTGACTTCGTTAATTACTTTGCCAGCCATATTTAGATTTACTATTACTTCCTGATATATGTTTTTGGTCTTCTTTATATTTATAACCCTGTCGTCCTCAGCATAAACGTATGCAAAATTATCTATAAAATCTTCCGCTAAAGCCTTTCTAAGCTTAGATATATTGTGAAAATAGGGGTTGATCGCAGCCGCAGCCCTCTGAACTTTACGCTGGAATAAAACACCAGATTCTCCAGATCGTGCTGATTCTCCCCTCATGGCTTCCGTTATTAAAGATACCCGCTGTGCATAATTATAAGAATTTTCAGCATTTAACATGATATCCGGGGGAACATTGCCCATTGGCATTTTCTGAGGGGGGTTGGCAGGGTTAAGCAGCTCATATACCTGACCGGGCTGGTTACCCTTTTGCTTTAACTGTTTTATAGCCTCTTTCTCGCGCTTATCTATATATACACCGCCAGATAGTATCTGGGTTACATAGTCGCGCACCTGCGATTTTCCTTTATTGATATCGTCCTGTACATCAATAAGCAAGTCAACAAGAGAGGTCTGTTCAGAAACTTGTATATTGTAATTATATGAAAATACCGGGAATAAAGTAAATGTAGCTATCTTGCTGGGCATGTCAGCATCTATCAGGACAGCGTCTTCAAAAAATGGGATGATAACTGTTACATGTATTCTGTCTTCATCAAGTTCAGCTATCTTCTGTATTTGGGGAGTTTCCTTAGCCGCCTCAGCAAATTCCTTCGGTTCTAAGTTATAATAAGCCTCTCCATCAAAAACCCTGTAGACCTTCTGAGTGACACGCTCCTGCATTTCAAGAACTTTGTATCGGTCATTTTCTTTATCGTAATTTTCTGTATCAGATGAATATATCTCATCTTTAAATCTTTGGAATGTTTTTATAAGTTGGTTCCACCAGTTAACCCTTTGTTCGTTCTTGTAATCCTCTGGCTTCAAACCGTACTCACTCTTAATAACATCAAGAGTCTCCCAGCCTTCTTTAATAATCCAACGACAATTCTTTAACCTGAAGTCGCTGGCACGGGTCTCAGGATCAACAAAAACACGCATATTGTTTACAACCCTATAACAGAAATCAAGATAACCTTCGCTGTTTATCTCAAATGTTCTCTCTATCCAGCCGCCAACCCTTGTTGAGAGCGCGTCTATGAATGCTATTTGTATCTTTTCTTCAAGATTTTCTTCATCGTTAATAGCATTCCATCTTCCCTGTACGATATTCGCTATATCAACAGAAGGGATTGTGGTTGGTTTGAAAGATGCCCTTCTACGATTCAGCTGCTCGTTACCCTGTAAGGTAGAAAGGATAGGTATTATAATATTATATTTAAGGGCGGGCTTTCCGTGCTTTGTGGCAGCAGCGGTTTCTGAGGATGACCAAGATTCGTTGTTTATATAACGGACAGACTTTTCACTGCCCTGTCTAGCGTTTTCGAACGCTTCCTTGGAAAAGTTATAACATTTTATTACTTTGTCTGACCGCGGGTCTGTGTTTGCACCCTTGGATTCGTAACTCATAGAGTTTTCCAGTTTTCACCTTTTGCGCCTCCTCTCTCTTTAAGCATCTCTTCTCTCCATCCCTTTTTTTCCTTCGGATAGGATGGTAATAAGCCGAACAACAATTTCATACAACCGTACCTTAGTGCATCGTAAGCGTGATCTTCACTTTTAGTATCTATGTCTTCTGGGTTGTTTTCAGCAGATGGTAAATTCGGTATTGTTTCAATGGAATACAAACAGTTTTCTGTAAAACTTATGCGCGGGACACCCTCATTGGGTATATTGAACCCTTCATACACTACTTTTGCGCCCGCTTTTCTATCGTTATTTCCCTTAGAAAGAGAGATACCTTCGTCCTCATAATACATAGCCGGGGAATAGAAAACTTCACCAGCTGCATGCTTCGTCCAATAAGAGGGGTCTGCAATCTCTTCATCAAAATCAGTAGCCCTTAATTTGTATTTCTTCCAAGCGTGCTTGGTAACAAGCCGTGCCTGCTGTGATGCAGACAATCCTGTTTCTACCACTTCATCAAATATGACCATAATGCCTTCTTCATTTACCGCAGCAAATAAACACACAAAAGGAGCCTTTGTACCATAATCATAAAACCTGTAAAATGAGTGAGTCCCTCTCTTAAAGTGCTTGTCATATTGGAACTTCTCCTGCGGTATTACATGATGTGTCATACTCCAGTTATCAAAAAAGGTTCCAGCAAAAACATCCCATCTTCCCTCAAGCCACATGGAGCGCAGTATTGGATTTAATTTTTTAAGCCTTCTCACATATATAGGGTCATTATTCAATATTGTCGGATTATCGAAGACAGTAGCTGGTATAAACTGCCATGTTATTCCTTCGCTGTCTTTATACGGTCTGCCAGATTTTGTCTTCATATACTCAACATCAAAGGTATCACTATATATTTTCTCATCAGGAACAGGTTCACATCTTTCAACAAACTTTCTTTTAAGCCAGACATGACCAATATTACCGGGGTTGCTGGTTAGACATATCTGGGGTTTTAACTCTTTGTTGTCTGTACGGGCGGATGTGGAAAGCTCTTCAACCCACGACTCAGGGAATTGATTGGCTTCGTCTATCCCTATAAAATTATAATTCCCACCAATGTAGTTATCCAGAGCCCTGCGGTCTTGACAGTGAACAAGGTAAACCTTGGCTCCAGATGGGAATTGATAACATTTGTTTCTCTCCTGCCAAGTGGCGTTATATAATCTATATAACTTGTCACATTCTGGCTTCAGGTTTCTTTCAAGCTGGGGGAATGTTCTCCTGACAAGTAAAGCAATATAATCCGGGTAATCTATGCTGATTTTATCTATTATGATTTTAGGCTGTTTACCCAGCTTTATCATTGTCTGGTATTCTCTGTGTGATATCTCACCAGAGCCGTACTTATACCTCCATTTCCGTGGGGTGAGAGCAGCTTTCCATGCAAGCATGAGAGACTTACCTCCACCCCTTGCCCCACCATAAAACACCCAATCGTCAGAGCAGGCCAGAAATTCCCTCTGCTTACCTTCGTGAGGTTCGTATTTCGGCTTAGACATCAGGTCGCATTTTTCTTTTCCCTTTCTACTATTCTAAACAAGGCATCATATTTCTTATTCTTTCTTAATGGACATACTTTCATAAGACGTATGATGTTTGGGTTTTTTGCCTGTCCACAGTAATACTCACCTTTACTTTCGGTACACATAGGACAGCTTCTCCAATTTATAAACCCACATTTTTCAAACATAAATATTTTAGGGGACGGTTTGCCAACCCAAACGGCTTTGCTTTTTTCACTTGCCTTTTTATCACACTAATAAAAAGGTTAATGATATTGTAAGCCTCCCCTAAAAAGGTAAATCTTCTGCATTTGATGTCCCGGCATTTGACCCCTGTTTTGCTTTCCAGGTTTCATCCGTTGCATCTCTAAGTGAGAGACTGATATAATCTTTTTTTCCATCTGACCCTTTGTTTTTCCACCCGGCAACACGGTAAAGTGCTCCCTCAACATTCACCTCACCTGTAAAATCAGGCTGTTTTTCACTTGTCTTTTCATTTTCAAAAAGTGATCCGGTGTTTTCTTTTCTTTCAAAAGCCATTTGTTTCTCCTTGAGTTTGACTAGTTTCCATTCTTCGTTTGGTGTAATGTAAAAATATTCTCCCTTCGGCATGAAAACATTCGGAAGTTCCCTTACTGGATATTTTTCAATAATATTGGAAGAACAATACATAATGTAATCTCTCGTCCCATTTACGATTGCAAATAAAATATTTCCATCTTTAAAAAACTT